CAAAAAGCGGGGTTATGTGGAAAGGACAGAGGTGGAACACTCCGGCGAATTGGGTATAACCTGGCTGGAAGAAAAGACGTATGAAGCTGACAATAAAACAGACAAAGGCACTTGATATACTTGAAGATGATACCACAACTGAGCTATACTACGGTGGTGCTGCAGGCGGTGGAAAATCAGTTATCGGGTGCTATTGGCAGCTAAAGAGACGGTTGAAATATCCCGGTACCCGGGGGTTTATCGGGAGATCAGAACTAAAGAACCTTAAGAAAACAACCCTCAACTCGTTCTTTGAAGTGTGCAAGATACAGGGCTTAAAATCAGGTGTTCATTATTTTTTGAACCACCAGGATAGTATCATAAAGTTTCCAAATGGTTCAGAGATAATCCTTGCCGACCTGTACAGCTACCCATCTGACCCGGAATTTGATAGTTTGGGTTCGCTGGAAATAACTGATGCCTTTATTGACGAGGCACCGCAGGTAACCAGCAAGGCAAAGCAGATATGTAAGTCAAGGATAAGGTTTAAGCTGGATGAACACGGCCTGATACCAAAGCTGCTTATGACCGGCAACCCGTCAAAGGGATGGGCTTATTACGATTTCTACCTGCCTGCCCAGCAGGGACAGTTAAGGGCGGACAGAAAGTTTATTCAGGCTTTGGTAACGGATAATCCTAATATCAGCCCACATTATGTGGAAAGCCTGAAGGGATTAGACAAGAATAGCCGGGAGAGACTTTTGAACGGTAACTGGCAGTATGATGATGATCCGGCGGCGCTGATTGAGTACGACAGTATAATTGACATTTTCAGTAATACCCATGTAGCTACCGGGCAGAAGTATATCACGGCGGACATAGCCCGGTTTGGGAGTGATAAAACGGTGATAGGTGTATGGGATGGATTCAGGGTTAAGATGTATGCTTTTCATGGCCTGAGTGTAACAGAAAGTGCCGAAAAGATAAAGTTATTTAAAGAGAAAAATGGGGTAAAGCTGAGTAACATAATAGCGGATGAGGACGGAGTGGGAGGTGGGGTAGTGGATATTCTGAAGTGCAAAGGGTTTGTAAACAACTCGGCTCCTTTGGTGGTAAGCACAACGATGGCAAACGTTGTGGGCTACCAGGTAAAAGCAGAAAATTATGTCAACCTGAAGTCTCAGTGTTATTTCAGGCTGGCTGAACGGATAAATAAAGGTTGGGTTTATGTGGAGTGTGACGAAATGCTGAAACAAACGATAATTGAGGAGTTGGAGCAAGTAAAACAGCATAACATGGATAAAGACACAAAGAAGGCAGTGGTGCCAAAAGACAAGGTAAAAGAGGTTTTAGGAAGGTCACCGGATTTCAGTGATACCCTGATGATGAGAGAGTGGTTTGATCTTTCGCCTCAATTAGTAGCATGGGCAGAATAACAACAACATGAACTTTTTACAGCGTTTAATACTTGGCAAAAAATTTTTATCCCGGATAAATGGTTATCAGCAGCGCAATATTTTTCAGATTGTAGGCGGGCAGCTAATTTCTCCGGCAGATAATAAAAGGGCATACATGGATGACGGGTATCTGACCAACGACATAATTTATTCCATTGTGCAGATCATTGCGGATAAAGTGAGGCTGCCGGAATGGAATCAGTATAAAGTAGTTGATGAAAGCTCTTTGAAACAGTACCAGGCCATCATGCGGAAGAAAGATATGACTTCCGATGACTTTAAGAAGGCTCTTGACCTGAAAACAAAGGCTTTGGAACTAACTGAAGGCGATGCAAGGCTGGCACAGTTACTGAAGCGGCCAAATGAGCAGGAATCTTTTCAGGAGTTCTTTACATCCGGGACCTTATACAAGATTATAACCGGGGACAGGTTTATTTGGGCTGAAATGCTGGATAAGGGTGCAGACGGAGGTAAGCCGATGTACTTGTGGAATCTGCCAAGTCAGCACATTACGATAGTAGCATCTACAGACTTCCCGGCACGGCCACTTGGGTATAAACTTTTCACATGGAACCAAGATTTTACGAAAGAGCAGGTTTTGCATGAAAAGTACTTCAATCCTGAGTGGGATATAAACGGCCAGCAGTTGTACGGCTTAAGTCCTTTAAAGGCGGCGCTGAAAAGGTACACAAGGAACAACAGTTCAATGGATGCGGCAACGGCAACGTTTCAAAATAGGGGAATAGACGGGATAATTACACCGGATATAAGTCCTGAGCTGGTGAACGAAAGCAACGTGGCAGTGATGGGTGAGCAAGCGAGCAAGATAAAAAAGCTGTTGACAAGTCCTGAGTACTCCGGTACGGATGCAAGGGGAAAGATAGCGGCGGCGGCATACAGAATGAGTTATACCCGCCTTGCCATGAGTTCGGAGGAGATGCAGATCATTGAAAACGAGAAATGGGACGGCGTGATGTTGTGTAATATTTTCGGAGTGCCGCCTGAATTACTTGGCCTGACACAAAAAACATATAACAACGTAAAAGAAGCAGAGAAGGCATTGACCAGCCGTTCAGCTTTACCGTTACTGGTGAGTTTCCGGGATGGGTTTAATAACAAACTACAAACAGATTGGGGCTATAAAGGGAAAAATATTTACGTTGACTTTGACCAAACTTGTTACACAGAGCTGGAAGAAAACACGAAGGACAAAGTGGATTGGGTTACCAAGTTGGGTCCGTTGGGAGTTTCACCAAACAGGCAGCTTGAATTGTTAGGACTTGAAACGGTTGATAATCCTTTGTATGATGAACCCTGGAGGGATCCTAACGGTGCGCAGCCTTTGAGTGAGTTAGAGATGAATGAAATTGATAATGAGCTTAATAATGACCTGGCGGGAAATCAATAAAGAGGTTTACCGGGTGTATCCGGTGACAGATCGTGAAAGGGGTTGTGCAAGGGAAAAACAAAGGAGGGATGCTTTGAGAGAGATTTTGAGAAACAGACTTGAACATGAACAGAACGGAACGAAAGCAATATATCCGGCAGACGGAGCTAATAAACAGGCGGTTTGAATTAAAGTTTAAGCCGGCCATTCAAAAGGCTATAAAAAGCCAGATAAGTTCTTTGATAAAACATTTGAAAGAGAATGGGAATGTGAACGGCTGGAATGAGATAAGCAACCCGGAGTTGTCAGCAGCGGTGGAAAGGCTTTACAAACAAGTAGGTGTTTTTTATGCCAATAAGGAGACAAGGCAACTGAAGAAAGCCGAAGGCAGAAAGGATATTGAAATTGTTATGGAGCAAAAGGGGTTTGGCTTCAATGCGATTTGGGTGAATGAGATACTGAATTATTTCAGGTTGCACCTTGTGGAGCATATCACATTCGGGGCGGTTCAAACAATGCGGGAATACTTTCTTCCTATAATCAGTAAAGCCATCAGCGAAGGAACTCCGTTTGAGGAAATTGCCAGGGAGATAGAAGAAAAGGGCTTTGAGAAATGGCAGGCGGCAAGGATAGTCAGGACGGAGGTTAACAGTGCGGCGAATGTGGGAACGATGGCGGCAGGAAAGACTTATGAATATGAGACAAACAAAGAATGGATTTCGGCCAGTGATATGAGAGTAAGGGGCCATGACCCGAAAGACCATGCAAACCATGTGAGGCTTGACGGGAAGGTGGTTGATTATAATGAGCCGTTTAATGACCCGGTGAGTGGAGTAAAGCTGATGCAGCCCGGTGATCCGAAAGCAATCGGGACAAGGAGGGACAAGGCCGCAACAATAATAAACTGCCGCTGCACTCATGTTCTGATAGCTAAAAGAGATGCCAATGATAGATTGATACCAAAGACAGGAGTAAAGGCTGAAATGGTTTGGCCGGAAGAAAAAGAGATTGATTTGAGTGAGGTAAAGGAGTTGGTTAATGGCTTCCGGGATGAACTAAGCGAAGAAGTCAGGGATATTGGCCGTGAGGTCAGGAACATAAAAGACGAAACGATAACGAAGGAAATAAAAATAGTCAGCACAATTAAAGAAGAGCTTGCAGATTTGTTTCAGCAGGAACTCAATGTATATCATGTAAAGGCTGATGATATAGTCCGGCAGTTAAAGGCTTTTATTAACGGGATAGATGTAAACCCGGAGGTAAATGTAGAGACGAAAGAAGTAGCGGAAGAGATACAAAGGTTACACGATGTGCTGGCTTATAAAATAGGGTTGCTGAAGGATATGATGTATAACGCAGCCCCGGATGTTGAGAAATTGGGTAACGAATTGAAGTCTTTGATAAATGTGAGATTTGAGGAATTGATGAAAGAGGTGCAGAAAAAAAGGAAATACAAGTTTGAAGTAGTAAAAGATTCAAACGATTTAATCATAAGCGCAACAGCGCAACAAATTTAAAGTATGAGTAAAAGTAATGCTTGCGAAAACGGGCTATTGTTATTAATGTTTAACAATACGGATTTTGCCAATATAGGAGATGCTGGCGGACTTCAGAACTCAGCAACTGCCGGCAGTCTTTATGTTTCGTTGCATACGGCAGACCCCGGTGAAGCTGGTAGCCAGACCACAAATGAAGCTAATTATACTTCTTATGCAAGGGTAGCGGTAGCACGAAGCGGGGCAGGATGGACGGTAAGTACAAACCAAGCGGTAAATGCAGCAACGATAAGTTTTCCGCAATGCACAGGAGGCAGTAATACAGTAACACATTTCGGGATAGGTACTGATTCGGCAGGGGCGGGAACGCTTTTGTATAGTGGTGCATTGACAGCATCATTGGCGGTATCATCAGGAATTACGCCGCAGTTTAATGCAGGTGAATTAGATATAACGGAAGAATAATGTTTACACTCGCAGCAACAAATACATTGGCAGGTGGCGCTTCGGTTGCTTCACAACTCACAACTACTGTTTTGGGCATGGAGTTAAACGGAACTACTGAAACGTACAAAGTATTATATCAGGGTCAGCTTGGTTCATCGGCTGCCACACTATACACCGTACCGTCGAGTACGACAGCCTTTATAAAAACAATTACGATAGTCAATAATGATACATCGGTAAGGACTTTTAGTTTATATGTAAACGGAACGGCTGCATCTAACATAATCACTCCAACTTATGAAATACAGCCGGGAGGACAGGCGGTATATGAGGACGGGATTGGATGGAGTTTTTATACGGCTAATGGTATATTACTTTCAGGTGCTGTTCCTTTGAATCAATTTGATTCAGCATTTTTTTTAACCGGATGTAAGGCTGAAACATTCCCAAGACATTTGGTGCCGGAGGTAAATACTTCACTTTTATCGTCAGGAAGGCTATCGCTTGAAGCGATAGCCATAATGCAGGGTGAGCTATTGACTTCAATAAGTTTTTGGAGTGCGACAACAGCGGCAGGTACACCTACCAATCAGTTGTTTGGGCTGTACGACAATGATCT